TTTGATGGCCTTGTCTTTAAGGCCGTTGGATGCTAAAACACCGCCCAATGACCCGGTGAGAAAAATTGCCAATGTTTTGAGTAGATCGATAAAAGCTGCATCATTGGGAGCTTGTGCACCGATTGGCTGTGTCACAAAGATTAGCGCATATGTAATGCCTAGCGTGACAATCAGAAACACGATGGCCAGCACCGCGCCAATGAGAAACATCAACCGAGCTTTGATGTCCTCTTGACTTAATCGCTCTTTACTTTTGGATGGCATCGCCTATCAAATCCTCCGTACAGGTACCTGTCACCTTGCATTGTGGTTTTTTGCACTCTTTGTTTTCCCAATTTTGGTGTTCTTGGCATGGGTACCTGACCCAACCATCATAACCACACCCGGCAAGGCTTAGCGAAAGGATCAAAGCTAAACCTGCCGCGCGTAGTTTCGGGATCATTTCCCCGTTGATCCGAAAGCTTTATCAGCTGGATTCAGCCAACGCAAAATGACCGGCACAACAGCTGCTACGCCACCCATTGCCATTGCCTTAATGTCCCCACCGGCCATGTACACGGCCAATGCAGCTGCGATATATGAGCGGCCCCATGAGGCTGCAATTGCTTTTGCTTGCTCCATTATTTTTCTCCTTTTGGTCGATCCGGTAAATCACCGGAAAATGGCTCATATGCTGGCCGGCCGTAACCGACAACAAATGAGCGTGCTCCCAAAGCTCTTGATTTCACCATAACTTCGCCACCATTGCGCTGATCGCCACCGCCTGATGTGTTGCCTTCGATAGTCACGATCTGTTTTTCCGATACACGGATCACCAAGCCAATGTGATTGATTGTAGTTTTGTCATCGATGATGAAATCAAAGAAAACAAAATCACCAATCTTTGGTGTTGTGTGCCATTGCTTGGCTTTTTGAAATGCCTCAGCTCCAGCGCGTGTGCTGACAACATTTGGCACTTTGACACCGGCCTGATCTGCACACCAATTGAGAAACGACCCACACCATGGCAGTTTGTCGGCTTTCATAAATTTGCCGTACTTTGTCTCATTGTTGCCGGTTTCAGCCGTGCCCACCTCAGCAAGAGCAACCTGAATCAAGCGCGGCAATGTGCCTTGTGGAAATATCATGAAAGTAGCAAAGCGGCTTCCTCAGCCGTGATGCTTAATTTTGCCAACAAAGCAGCTTTGTCGGCTGCCTTGGTCGCTTCCGCTTCGGCTCTTGCTTGTGCAGCTAATTGATCGGCTTCATATTGCTTGAATTCTGCCGCGTTCATTTCGCGCTCAAGCGTTTCGCCTGTTGCTACATCGTGGATTGTGATCATTGGTTTTGTCATTATTTCACCCCATATACAAAGACTGTGCCTGAAGTCCAGTTACCTGAACCCGGGAAAAAGGTTAGAGAATCGATTGCAGCTGTCTGATTATATACACCCATGTAAAAATCAACATCAGCATTGGCCGGTGTTGTGTGATCCGAGTGAACTGCATAACCTAAAAAGCTTTTCCATGTTGTTGTGTTGGCGTAATCTGTAATTGTCATTGTGATAAATCCTGTATTTACACCATTATCGGTGTCATCAGAAATTTTCATCGATGTTTCATTAAATGTTCCCGATGTGCTGCTAAAGCCGTTGATTCGTCTGTATCGCGTTCCTGTGTCGCTGTTAAAACGCATCTGAATATCTGTGCCATCCGTTGCCGGTCTAAAGCCTGTGATACAAATTTGTAAATTGTTGAAAGTTGCAGGAATTGATGAGATAGCTACAGATGAACCCGTGAGTGCTGTGCCGCCTGTGTTAATCAATGTCATGCCGCCGCTTGCCGGTGCGGCCCATGCCGGCACACCGCCCGAAACTGTAAGAACCTGACCTGTGCTACCAATGCCCAATCTTGCCGGCGTTGATCCGCTTGATGAATAGATCGTGTCTCCGGTTGTGGTCATTGGATTAGTCATGCCAGCTGAATCAGCTGCCCACACAAAGTCCATATCAGCATTTGTGTTTTTCTTTAAGACTTGGCCTGTTGTGCCGCCTTTGAGATCAGCCAACGATGTATCAACCGCCTGACCGAAAACCTCAAAATCAGCTGGCAGCTGGGAGACCAAATCTGTGTTGGTCGGCATTTGCCAATTGAAATTGCTCGTTGGATTACTCATTTTTGCTCCTTACGCCACAATTGTGGCATTGATCCAATCCAAAGTTGGATTGACTGTGTTCCATGCTTCAACCACCGGCACATCGTTCCATCGCATGGCTTGCAATGAAAACGAGATTGGTGACAAAATCATTGAAATGCTAATCTGATTGTATCTGGCCGAAAATGTCCAGCCTTCAACAAAACCCAAATAATCTCCAGAATTCATATTCAATGGAAGATCGGCAATTTCGACCGGCATACCCATGAAAACATTGATCAAGGCATCGCGATCGGTGTCATCGAGCTCGGGATTGGTGAGCTCAAATGTGATGTTGTTGAAATTAAATCGTGGATAAGCTCTCAAGGCTAAATAAAAATCAGCTTGATCCTCGGCATCGTTTTGATGCTTGATGGTCGTTTGAAAGACCTGTGACAATTGACCATACAAGCCCACCGATTGGGTATCAACCGCGCTGACCTCATTTGATGAATTTTGACCATATGTGAGCGTAATGTTGTTTCGCACATCGCCCGTTCGAGATTGGATGCTCAGACCCGATGCCAACGCGTGATTGGCCGTGAGTTCAACATAACCATTTGCGGCCAAATAATTTGTGCGATGTGTGCTGTCTGCATAGCCGATGCGGCCTTGAGCATCTTCAAAAATGTAACCCAATCCAGAATTGGCCAAAGCTGTGACCAATGAATAAACATCGGTCACACTTGATGTTCGGTTTTCCAGCTCGTAATTTCCCGGCCGATCAATCTCACCTAATCCGCTGTTTTCTGCATCTTGCCACTCAACAGCTGGATCATAGGTTGCCCATGTGAGTGCTCCTGGTACTTCCTCCCATGAGCTAAACAATACTTCGCTCAAAATGGTGTAAATCTGATCGCCATCGAAATCATCTTGCAAAATGCCTTCGGTCAATGCCTTTGGCAATCTAGCCAATGCACCCAATGCAATGATGTTAATGCGCTGGGCAAAATCAACCGATCCGACCTCAGCCACAGCAATGCCTACTTCAACAACCGATCCGCCAAAGATTGGCACAAATGTGTTTGTGGAATCTTGCAGCTCGATGGTAAGTGAATCATTGATGCCAATTAACACATTGGATTGATCCAAATTGATAATTTCAAGATTTGTGTATCCGGCCTGTGCTTGCTCATAAATGTTTGTGCGACCGCTTGTGATTGTAAGATTTGCCAAAATAGCGGTTTGGTATTGCACACCGCCAATGGTCACGCGCCAAACGGGATTAAAAATGCTCATACAGCAACCAAATTGCCAGCACCACCCGTGCCGCGATAGTAAGAATTGTTGAGAGTATCTACGATTGTGCGAGCTGTGCCTTCCGGATCAATTGCGCCATTGACTGTCACATTGATTGTTGGCTGAGCTGAGGCCGCCATAATTCCGGCCAGCGTGTTTGTATTTACACCCGATGTGCCAAATGGAAAACCGCGATTTGATGCCGCATTGATTCCGGCCAATGTTGTTGTGCCGCTTGTAAAATCATCAAATGCACCCGCTATGTCTGTCACAACCTGTTCAGCCTTTTTGGTGACTGTTGCAGCGTTTGCCACAACAGCTGCAACGGCGCCACCGCCACCGCCACCCCCACCCGTAACCACACCGCCTCCGGTTGTACCACCACCGGTCGTGCCACCGCCACCGCCACCAAATGTGCCCCCGGCAGCTCTAATTGTGTCGGCAAATGGTGTGCCACCTGAAAGATTTTGTGCAGCCGCATCATCTCCGGCAAAAACTTTTGTTGCTCCATAAATAGCAGCGGCAATGCCAGCTGCGGCAGCTAAACCAAGAAACGGATTGACCGCAAAACGCGATGCAATGGCTGCGGCCAATGCCGTGTTTCTCAAGGCAACATAAGCGGCCGTGATGAGCTTGATCAATGCAATTGTGGCTGTGACACCGGCTGCAATTTTGGATGCAACAAAAATGCCAGCAATAACGCCGGCAACAATTAAAAGCTCATCTTTAAAATTGATAACAGTTTCGATTAAGCCTTTGACCCGTTTGCCCCACTCAATCGCTGTTTTTTGTGATTCAGTCAAACCTTGCTTAAGTCCATCCTGACCAGTTAATCCATCGACAAAGCTTTGTACGACCGGCACGACATTGATCAAAATGTAATCAGCCAAAGCCGTAACGGCTGGCAATAAAGCTGCACCCACTTGCTCTTTTGTTTCGCCAATGGCAATGCTTAATTGCTCAAACTTAAATTGAGCCGTGGTTGATTGATTTTCAATAAAACCATCAAAAGTCTTGTTGAGCAATTGCTGTGTTTCATCAAATGTCAATGTCTTAAGAGTTGCAGCATCGATTCCCACACCCAATTTTGTGAGTGCTGTATTTGACCCATCAAAGCTTTTGGCGACCGCATTTGTGACAGCTTCCAAAGGCTTACCGGTTGCCGCTGCAATTTCTTGGCTCAATGTGAGCAATTCCTGTGCCTTGGTCAAATCGCCTGTGGAGCGCAATAGGCGAGACAAGGCCGGCCTGATCACATCATCGGTTGTCGCGGTGGCGATGCTTTGCGCGGTCACATATTTGTCAATCCCGGCAATCTGTTCAGCTGTGGCATTGGTAGTGTTCCGGATCGTTTCCTCAAGCTTTTTTTGGCCAGCTTCATCCTCAGCTGCCGCTTTGACCGATGCAACAGCAAATGCACCAATTGCAGCAGCAGCAACAGCAAATGCAGCGGCGGCTTTTTTGCCAAAATCGCCAGCTTGATCACCAAGCGTTTTGGTTGAATCGCCAGCTTTGCCAATGTCTTTGGTGAAATTTGCAACATCGGCCAGCAAGGCCAGTTTTAAGGTTCT